ATATGAGGATATAGCACCATGAGTCACCGTAATGAGTTCATGAGTTTGGAGATACTAGAAAAGTTCACCAAACCCGAAGGTGCCTGTAACCTCTGGACAGGACCAGTTAGCAATTGCGGCGATCCCCGATGGTACGCCGTAAACATGCACGAGCACGGTGCCAGTGTTAAGTGTTGGTACGTGTCAGAAGTCCTCGGCATTGAGCGACCCAAGGGCATGAAGATCTATTCATCTTGCCGAAATAAGATGTGCCTCGCGGAAGATCATATCCGTGAGTTCATGCGCTATTGTCGTAACAAGCACGAGTACACACCAGAGAATACCGGCCACGACAAAGAGGGCACACGCTACTGCAAAGCCTGTAAGTACGCGTACCAGAAGCGGCACTACTACGGCCTGGAAGAGGCAACGTTCAACCAGATGCTTATTGATCAGGGCTTCACCTGTAAAATTTGCAAACGTCCTTTTGCGGGACAGCGCCCTCATCATATCGACCACGACCACGTAACCGGTCGCGTTAGAGGTATCCTGTGCGGGCAGTGCAACACCCTTCTCGGCATGGCGCATGACAACACGGCAATACTGGGGGCAGCGATCGGGTACCTGACCAACGCCGAGGACCCGCTGCTCGCGGTTTACGGGGAAGGTAACCTGGCCCCGTGAGCGCCCACGACAACATGAACCCGCAGCAGTTCATGTACCATGTGTCCCCGCATGCAACCCGGAAAAGCATAACGGATGAGGGGCTGGTTGCGGATTACGCCGAGGGCCCGTCAGCAGTTTACCTGAGCGCACAGCCCAGCAGTAAGAGCGGGCGACGCGGCTACGACACGTACAAGGTAGACACGTCAGGCCTGGATATCCTAACTGATCCACACGAAACGTGTCATGACCCTAAGTGTGAGTTCCGGCATACTAACTCGTATTACTCGCCAGATGATATCCCTCCTGAGCGACTGCAGAGGATTTGATGTCACGTATTGAGTTCGGGCCCGCCTTACCAGAGGGGGAAAGCCCGGCGATACAATGAGGGAGGGGCCATCCCGTGCGAGGACGCTCCGCATGCTGACTACTTGCCCATAAAGGAACGAGACTGATGTCAAGGTCTTCGCAGTACGTGAACACGAATCCCGGCGCTGATGCCGACCGCGCGCGTACCGCAGAGTTTCTTCAGGGGCTAAAGGATTCCCAGCACGACCAGCGTGTCCGGATGGCTGAGACTGTCGCCATCCTGGCAGCGGTGAACCTCTACGGACGCTACCGTAACGCCAAGCGGGTGAAGTAATGCCCTGGCTGATGAACGAGGATGCCGCGCTGAAGTACCAGCTTCAGGGGATTACCGTCTTCGACCAGAACTCCGGATCGAGCGGTCGGCCGGTTAAGGTCCGTTACCGTTCTCCCGAGGACGAGGTAGCGAAGTTCACTCCCCCGATTATCCTTATCGAGATGCCGCAGCTTTCCATTGCCTGGGAACGCGCGCACATGGGGCAGATTAATCTTCCTTACGTTCCTGAGGGCGCAGACTCAACCAGTGTCCCGGCCCAGTGGCAGGCGGCATTCGCGGCTGCTGACGGAGCGTACGATCCCACACTGTCCCCGTACAGCACCTGGAGCCCGACTCCCTATAACATCGATTACCAGGTGACGGTCTACGCGCGCATGGCGCGGGAGCACCTGATGCCCATCATGGCGACGCTGGAGCAGGACACCTACCTGGGCCGATTCGCAAAGCTTGTCATCCCGCAGACGAATACATTCGAGCGCGTCACCAGGATGGCAGGCCCGTTCCGGGACTACCAGAAAGACGAGAAGGGTAAGCGCCTGTTCCGGGCGACGTACTCAATTCGCGTCGCAACAGAACTAGTTGGGCCAGTTACCGACATGACCGGCGGCGGCCCGTTCGGTCCGGTCACGTCACTAAACCTGTCCATCTCGTACGGATTTTCCAAGTCAGAACTTACTCCTTACTACAATGAGAATGATCTGAGTCTGGAAGATGTAACCGAAGCAGTCGGCCTCGTCGGGTCTAGGACACCCATCGGCTGGAATAGCGATTAAGGTCAAGGAGAAAGAATGACCACTTACGGACGTCCCGGTACTTACGTTACCGAGATCCTTCCTCCGCTGACGCCGATTAACTCGACGTTCGGTGGCTCTCTTCCGGTCCTGGTGGCGGCTCACCCGCGCGGTCCGGTGTCCCCTACGCTCGTTAGCTCGTGGGCCCAGTTCACCCGGTTGTACGGAACGTACGCGGACGCGCCCGGGAGCATTCTCCCGTTCGCGGTCTCCGAGTTCTTCAGCAACAACGGATCGTCTCTGTACGTCCTGCGCGTTGCGAACTCCGATGCCGTCGCGGCGGTCCTGGACCTACAGGACGTGGAGAACGACAGCCCCGGTGCCCTTCAGCTTACCGCCGCGAACCCCGGTACCTGGGGTAACCGGCTGGCGGTTCAGGTCACCACGACTGGGACGGCGGGAGCCTTTACGCTTTCCGTTTACCTGTCGGACAGCACCACGAACGTGCTCTCCCTGGTGGAGACCTTCCCGTCTCTTAGCATGGACCCGTCGAACCAGCGTTACTGCGTTCCCATTCTGAATGCCCCCGCTTCAGGTTCGCAGTTCATCACGGCCAAGAACCTGCTGAGTTCGTACACCGCCGGGGAATCTGACCTGGTGGCCACCTCCGGAACTGTGCCCCTGGCATCAGGTGCGAACGGCACGAACACCTCGAACGTGGATACCGCCGTGGTTACCGCCGCGCTCGACAGCATTCCCGACCAGGTTATGGCCGTGAACCTTCCTGGTGTCTCGGACGTCCCCACCCTGTCCAGCATGATTTCCTGGGCTGAGGCGGCTGGTGACAAGATCATCGTCTGTGACGGTCCAGCCCCTGACCCGAGCGCCGTGTCCGAGACCGGGTACTCGGCTGTTGTCGTCTCGAATTACATCTCGATGGTGCAGTCAGGCAGCCCGTCTCTTCCCGACAGCTCGCATGGCGTGATCTACGCACCGTGGCTGCTCACCCGGGACCCGTCCTCCTCGGTCACCGGGGCGACCCGGTACCTGCCCCCGGGCCCGGCGGTTCTGGCGAAGTACCAGACGACCGATGCCACGGTCGGCCCCTGGAAGACTCCGGCGGGACTTAACACGGTGCTCGGCGGGGTCCTGGCTCTGGAGACCGCGTTCTCCGGGGCGCAGCTCGACACCCTGAACCTAGCCAAAGTGAATGCCATTAAGTCGCTGCCGAATACCGGCTTCGTGATTTATGGCGGCCACACACTCGCGACGGGGTACCCGGACACGTTCCTGTCGGTTCGCCGTCAGCTCATGTCAATCGAGCACGATCTTCGGGAGCTATTCCAGTTCGCGATCTTCGAGCCGAACGGTCCACTGCTGTGGGCGCAAATCGAAAGCGTCGGTAACAACTACCTGAACCAGCAGTTCCAGGTGCACGCCCTTGGCGGGAATACTCCGACAGAGGCGTACCACATCGTGTGTGACAGCACGAATAACACGCCAGCCATCGCGCAGTCTGGCCTGTGCACCGTCGACATCGGCGTGGCACTCCTGAGCCCGGCGGAATTCCTCCAGCTCAACATCACGCTAACCACCGGCACCTCAGCCTGATAAGGGAGCTTCGGAATGATTACCCAGAAGTCATCGCTTTCGAGCCCCGCCACCGACCCTCTCCGGAACTTCAAGTGGCAGCTCATTTTCCGACCGACCACCGGCCCGGCGGTGCCAATGATGGCAATGACCCTCGGCGGCCTTTCCGGAACCATCGACACGATCCCGTACCGTGAGGGCGGGTATAACATCGTCACCCAGAAGATGCCCGGCCAGGCGGACTTCGGTCCCCTGACCATTACCAAGGGCGTCATGGTCGGCCCGCAATTCCAGATCGACTGGTTCGCCCAGTTGTTCACGGTTCTGCAGGGGACCGGCGGCCAGGCGGCCGGACAGGACTTCCGCATGACGGTTGACGTCCTGGTCATCGACCACCCGGTCACCGCCGCATCGGCCCCGGTTAAGGCGGCGTTCACGGTTTACCGCGCGTGGCCGACTGCCCTGGCGTTCGGGGACCTTGACGCTGGCGCGAACCAGCTCCTGATTTCCCAGATGACGCTGGCGCACGAGGGCTTCACGCCGTCGATCGCGTCCGCTGTCGGGAACTCTGAGGCCTCCTACTCCTGATCCAACACCTAGTAGACTGGGAGCCGGAATACAACCGGCTCCCTTTTCGTAGCATGATTCGAGGAACACATGACTGACGCTCCCCTCTCTTCCGTTGACCCGATGCTGGCCGCTGCGGCTGTGTCGGCAAAGTTCGATGATGCGAAGACGGAATTCCCAGAGGCTCCAGTAGAGGACGAGTCCGATCTCGTTGAACTTCCCGGCGGCCTGGTTAAGGGCGAGAATACTTACCGGACGGCGCAGGTTCGCGAGCTTAACGGCGAGCACGAGGAGAAGATCTTCCGGGCACTGCAGTCGCGCAATAGCGCGCACATCCGCTCGGTCATCCTGGAGTGCGGCGTGGTCCGCCTGGGGGAACTCAGTGAGGATGACTCCCGTAAGCTCCTTCCCGAGCTGCTCATCGGTGACCGGGACCAGCTCCTGCTAGGCATCCGGAACCTTACGTACGACGACGCGGTGGACGTCTCCGCGTGGGCCTGCCCCGAATGCGGTGAGCCGATGGACCTCAAGCTGAACATTCGCGAGGACATCGAGGTTAAGAAGCTCAGGGACCCGGCCAAGGAGACCTACTTCGATGTTGAACTCCGGCATGGTAAGAAGGCCGTGGTGAAGCTCCCGAACGGAGCCGACCAGATGCGTGTCGGAGAGGGCAGTGACCACACTGTCGCGGAGCGAAACTCCATTCTTCTCCAGCAGTGCGTGACCGAAGTCGACGCCCCGGACGGCACCAAGACCATGATCGCCATGTTCCCCGGCTACGTCAAGGGACTGGGCATGAAGGACCGGCGGACGATCCTGGAAGAGATTGTCAAACGCCAGCCGGGACCGCAGTATACTTCAATTAAGATCACCCACGATAGCTGCGGTAAGGAGGTCACACTAGCTCTCGACCTAGTGGACCTGTTTCTCGGCTAAAGTGACGACGGCGCACGATAAGTACCAAGACTTCGGAGCAATACACCTTACATTCCCCGGCTGGACACCACGCGATATCGGGGCATTGACCGTTAAGAAGCGACGGTACTACGCCCAGTGGTCCCTCGCACGATGGGAACGGATGAATACCAATGCCTGAGCCAGATGCCAGTGGTCTTGGTGATCCGTCCTTCGATGCGAATAATGACTCCTTTGGCAGCACCGGGCACGTACAAGTCCTAGGTACGAACCAGCTTCAGGCTGCCATCGATAAGTTCGAAGCTGCCGTCAGCAAGCTCAGCGCGCTGTACGACAAGGCTGCTAGCACGATGCCCTCAGGCGTCTCAGGGAGCGGCTCTCGCAGCGCGAACAATAATGCGGGTGGTGCGAGCTTCGGAAACTCTGCGCAGGGCTCTCAGAGCGGCGTAGGTACCTTCCTGAGGGGTATGGGCAACGCCTGGACCGGCGGGAAGTATCCCAGCGCGTCATCCGGCCAGGGTGGGGGCCAGGGTGGGGGCCAGGGTGGCAGCGGATTCATGGGGCAGTTCTCCGTGGCCGGGCAGCCGTCCGGTGCTCCCGGTGGCGCGGGCGGCCAAGGCGGGGGCGACCAAGGCGGGGGCGGCACTAGCGGCTGGTCCAAGATCGGAACCGGGTTTATAGCGGCGACCGCTGCTATCAGTAGCTTCGGTACCGGGCGCATGGCGGACAGTACCGCCATGACAAACATGACCTGGCAAGGTAACCTGATAAACGGTGGCGGCTGGGCCGGAGCGCAGGCACAGCGTCGCGGTGCATTCGGTGGCGGCGGGGTCGGCCTGAACAATGCGGCATTGAATGCCCAGGACGCGGCTACCGGCTACTCCACTATGCAGCAGTGGTCGGGTTCCTCGGTACCGTATTCGGTCGGGGCGGGCAACCAGGTAACGTACGGGAACGGGATGGGCAGGGCCCTGTTCGGGGCGGCCTCAAGCTTTAGTGCTTCGAATCCGGGACTTGGCTGGGGTGGTTCCGTACAGGCGGCGACCTCACTTTATAACCCGCAGATGTCCATGCGGATGATGCAGCTCGGTTACAAGTCGACGCCGTTGAACATGGGCGGGCGCTCCCCAAGCTCAATGGGCTCCGTTGTCGGTGGCATGGTCCAGCGCATGTTCCCCGGGCAGACGAATAAGCAGGGCGCGGTTAACCCCAAGAACCTTGCGGCGTCACTGGCACCGGGTCAGGTTGGCTACGAGAACCTGGCTTCCCTGGGAATGTCACCTGACCAGATCAGTCAGATGACGCAGATGATGGAGTCCTATAACACGGTCTCCAGTAAAACTGGCAAGAACATGGGACAGGTACAGTCCCTGTTCCAGCAGTACTACTCCGGGGACAAGGGCGCGAAGGGAACACTTAGCAAGATCCTGGGCCCGAACATCCTGCAGTCCCTGAAGACTGCGCAGGCATCGCAGACCGGGCAGACAGCGGACGTTAACACCCAGTTCGCCCAGGGTGTCGACAAGGCGGCCCAGAGTCTGGCGAAATTCAATAACGTACTGGACCGGCTGCTCAATGACCCGATCCTAAAGCAGCTTGTCGGGTACGGCGGCGGTGCATCGGGAGCGTTCGGTGCCCTGACCAGCGGGGCTAGCCTTGGTGCCGGTGCCTTTGGTGCGAGTAAACTCCTCGGCATGCTCGGCAAGGGCGGCGGCGGGGCGGCCGGAGGCCTTGGCAAGCTCCTGGGCATGGGCGGGGGAGACGCCGCTGCCGGTGCCGGTGCTGGCGAGTCAGTTGCTGGCGGGGGAGCGGCGGCTGGTATCGGTGCGGGGGCCGGTGCAGGCGGGGCACTCACCGTAAGCCTGATTGAATCGTACATCCTGAATAAGGTTGGCAAGGATCTCGGCAAGAAGCTAGGAACTGACAAGGGCGGGGCGGGCTCGAAGATCGGCAGCATTATCGCCGGAGCTTCGACGGCTGTCACCGGCCCGACCGGATTCCTCATCAAGGGCATATTCGGCGGTAACATGTTCGCTGAAGGCGGTCGGGTAGAGCACGGACAGCCAGGAGTAGATGACCAGCCAGCTATGTTGCAGAAGGGCGAGGTCGTTCTTAATCCCCGTGCAGCGCAGCGTGCCGGTTATGCAAACCTTGACCGTCTGAACCGGGAGAACCCTAACCCTAGTGGCAAGACGTCAATGCGTAACGGGATTCTGCATGCCGCTGGAGGCGCGGCCATTCTTGCCGACGCGAAGAAGTACAACGGACACCGGTACGTTTTCGGTGGCCCGTCGAACCCGCAGGGCGGATGGGACTGCTCGTCGTTCGCTAGCTGGGTGCTCGGACACGACGAGGGCATGGCCCTGCCTGGCGGATCGTGGGCGTCCACCACGAATAGCGGAAAGTCCCACGGCGACGTGGCGGCATCATTCATCGGAATGCCTGGCGCGCACAAGGTCAGTAATAACGCGGCCGACATTCAGGCCGGTGACATTCTCGTCTGGCCGACCCACGTTGGATTCGGTGTTGGCCCGGGAACGATGTTCTCTGCTTATGACACCGCAAGCGGCACCCTGCAGACTGCCAAGGACATGCATAACGCAGGCGGTCCCGGTGGTGAGAAGCTCACCATTATGCGGATCGGAGCCGGAGGCGGGGTCGGCGCTACCGCCGGAAGCGCAGGAAGCTCCACGTCCTCGTCGGCCACACAGTCCAGCACCTCCCAGTCAATGGGCGGCGCGGGCGGCAGCAGCCCCACGTCCACGTCCGAGGCGGACAATGTAATGTCAGCCCTAGGCGGGTCTGCTGCCGGGATTAGCAGCAGTTCTCCGAATACCACTGCAACAGCGGCCAGCAATGGTGGTGGTGGCGGTAGCGGGTCGACAGCCGTTCCGGGTGGTTCCGGTGCAATGGGCGTTGACGCGCTCGCTAAGTACCTCCTAAAGGCCGGGTACTCGAAGCCTGCGGCTGCGGCTGCGGCCGGTGTCGCTGGCGGCGAGGGCACGGGTGCTATGCCGGAAGTCACCGGCTCGAACGGTGCTGGCCTTATCGGATGGACTCCTCCGTCTGCAATGGTTAAGTACGGTGGCACCTGCGCCGCTGCGGGCATTGGGCACAATAGTCCCGCCGTTGACATGGCTAACCAGGAGCAGGCCATGGTCAAGTGGATGAGGGCCTTTGGCTGGCCACCGCCGCAGAACAAGTACCCGAACTCGCTGGCTGGTGCCATGCAAGCGGCTTATGCCGCGTCCGCTGCCTACGAGCGTCCGGCGGTTGCCGGTTCGGACGTGCACTCGAACTGGATCACCCAGGCCTGGAATGCGGTGGCGAAGCTCGGTACCGGTGGCACGGTCCTGCGTGACGGGCCGGTCATTGTTGGTGATCGCGGGCCGGAGGTTATGAACCTTCCCGCCGGAACGCACGTCTCCAGCGCTGCTAGGTCGCGCGTTAACGGTGCCCAGGGCGTCGCCCAAGGTCCCTGGCAAACGGCTGGATCGGCCCAGTCCGGCGGCGCTAACATCAACCTGAACTTCGGGGATATCGTCATTCAGGGCGCGCAAGACGGGACGCTGAACAAGCAGACCGTATCGAATTCGGTGCAGGAGATCTTCGCGGGAGTCAAGAAGATGATCGAGAACGACAAGGTAATCCAGGCTATCGCTAACGGAAGCAAGTGCGGGTGATTATGCCATGCCGATCCTGACTACCTCACCGTCCTCGGGTGCTAAGGCCCCAACGGTCAACCCTGCTACCGGCACCGTTAAGAATCCTGCGCCCGGTAAGGCGACCACCGCAAAGAATGCGACCGGCGCAGCGGCTACGTATTACGCCCAGCCAGTGTTCGACCCACGTATCTACTCTCTCGTGTACCCCATGCAGCAGTCGGATGCTACGGCTGCGACCAAGGGCGGGGCGTTTAACGGGGGACTAACACGCGGGGTCATGGTATGGGACACTCCGGTAACCCCGTACAAGCAGCGCGCGACAATGCAGTTCCTGTTTAACCCCACGACCGTCACGGCTAGCTATGCCATAGACGCCTTCGACGCGGCGACGTCTCTCATGTACCGAAGCCCGGCGGACACGGCGCAAGCTGCATTTGCTATGAACCAGTCGATCAGCTTCAGCTTGTTCTATGACCGGACGTTCGAGCTATGGGGCTCGTACACCGCTGCAGGCGTCCCACGGACCCAAACCATCGGGCCAACGGGTAAAACGAGCACAACGACAAAGGCCATCGTCCCGGGAGGCACCACTACCACGACGGGTGGCGATCCAATGGACCCGACTGTCTATGGTGTGAACGTAGATATTCTGGCCATGAAGCAGCTCACCGGTCAGTTCCTTACCTCGCTTGCCCCATCTGGATCGGGAGCGGCTGGTGCACCAGCTAATCCGAATGCCAACCCGGGACTATCGCAGCAGGGTGTTATGTGCATGATCCCGACGTGGGTCTACTTCGGTGCGCAGACGGGACTGGTGTACTACGGGTTCATCTCTGGCTTTAACGTCACCGTTACGCACTGGACCCAGTTCATGATTCCGATGCGTGCAGTTATCGACGTGTCCTTTAGCCTTCTTATTCCATCCGCCGCTCAGGCCCTGGGTCCGGGCTTCGCTAACTTCAGCGTACTTTCCCAGCTCATAGCAGGTACTTCCGCCGCTAATACAACCACCGGTAGTACGGCTGGAACGGCGGGGCGATGATTAATCAGTACAGCCGTTATGTTGATTCGGCACTCCTGAATGTCACGGTGAACAAGAAGACGCGAAAGGTCATCGTCCCGAGCCCGGCCCAGGCCTACAACATCACCTACCGGACGTACCTGGTTGCCGAATACGACACCCTCGACGGGCTGGCCGATCAGTTCTACGGGTCGGCCACCTTGTGGTGGAAGATCGCGGATGCCAATCCAGAGATACTTGACTGGCACACCCTGACGCCGAATATGAGCATCCGGATTCCGGTGACCGCGTAATGTCCACCGTCCCTGTTGGCCCGGTAGTCTTCTCAGCGACCGTTAACGGATTAGAGTCCCCGAACACGCCGCTGGACTACGAGCTGCACCAGGAATGGGGCAAGCACGACCTGTTCTTTGTCAGGCTCGTTGTTAAGAAGGGCCTGTCCTACACTCACCTCCTCCAAGCTTGGCCAGATGATTCTGCCGTTGACCTAACCTGGGGTAGGTACCCGACCTCCGTGCAACACTGGTACGGTTACATAAACCACCATGTGGTGAGCACGAACGACGACGCGTCCGGACAGAATGTTCAGATAACCTACGTGTTCATCGGGACAAGCGCGAAGATGAACGGGGACAAGAACCGGTCGTGGAAGGGCTACACCCCGACGTCCATGGCCAGCGTGATTGCCCGCGATCATTCCCTTCGTTGTGTTGTGACTTCCACTGACTGGGTTCTCCCCTACGAGGTGCAGGCAAACGAATCCGACTTCCAGTTTCTGAACCGTATCGCAGATAAAGTCGGCATGCGGTTCTGGGTTTCCGGCGGGACGCTGTACTTCATTGACCCGGTTGCCCTTCTTTCCGGCGCGAGTAACTTCTTCATCCCGCAGTACGTCATTAACAAGCAAGCGTACACTCAAGACTCGGCAATGAATTTCGAGTTGCTACAAGGTAACTACATTCCCGGAGCCAATAAGATGGCCCGGACAGTATACGGAGTCGACACGACCACGGGCCAGGTAATCCAGGCAACGGCGGACGGGGCCACCTCGACGGATCAGATCATTAACAT